GCGGGGGACGTCTCCAAGCTGGAGGCGCTCTATGCGGTCGACTACGACCGCATTCCTGTCGAGCCGGATATTTTTTTCACCTCCCCCGACTACGCGGGGCACGTTGGGCGGGACGTCTTCCGGGCGTGGTGGGGCCACCTGCTAAAATGCGCCGATCCGGCGAATGGGATCTATGAGGTTATCTTCACAGGGCCGGTGGGGAGCGGCAAAACGACGGTCGCAATGCTGCTGCTGGCGTACAAGATCTACCGTCTTTCGTGCTTGCGTGATCCTGCGCGTTTCTACGGCCTCGCCACCAAGTCGCAGATCGTTTTCGGGATCTACTCTCTCACGCTGGAGCACGCCGAGGACGTTGGGTTCTACAAGCTGCGCGACCAGATCATCGACAAGTCCCCGTACTTTACCGAGGTTTTCAGGCGCAGGCCCTTCGGTACTGATTTTGTCGAATGGCCGCAGAAAGCCGTGAAAATTATCACAGGCTCCTCCTCAATCCATAGTATCGGCAAGGACCTGCTCGGTGCCAGCTTGGATGAGATCAACTTTTTCGGGCGAGGCAAGGCCACAGCGAAGCGGGCGCACGAGCTGGCGAGCTCCGTCAGCCGCCGCTTGGAGTCACGGTTCAAGAGCGGAATTGGTCCCCGCGATATTCCTGGGATCTGCCTCTTCTCATCGTCAAAGCGGATGGAGACGGACTTCCTCGATCAGCGCATTCTCAAGGTGCGTGGCCTTCCCGGAGTTCACATTGTAGATGGTCCGATTTGGGAGTTTCTGGCAGGCGACAAGATCAAGTACTGCGGGAAGAATTTCCGCGTGCTCCTTGGGGACGCCACCCACGACCCGCAGGTCCTCGACGAAGTGGACTTCGAGAAGAACAGGTGTATCCGTGTGCGGCCCAGCCTCTCCCAGTACGAGGAGGCGCGCATCGAGGGAAAGGTTATTGATATTCCCGTCGAACACTACAAGCCGTTTCTCGACGACATCAACGGGGCGATCCAGGACGTGGCGGGGATCTCAACGGCGGCGACGGTCCACTTCTTCCCGAGGAAGCGGGTCATCACGGAGATGTTCTCCGCAGGGGAGGACCTCCCGAGGTACTTCCGCTCCGAGACAATCGCCATGCCCATCCGCAGCCCCATCAAGCTGACGGAGCTCTTCGACCTGGACCTCGCGTGCGCGGTCCACCTCTCCCGCCGGATCCCCTACAGGCACCCGCAGGCCCCTCGCTATGTCCACGTCGACCTCGCGCGGAACAAGGACGCTGTGGGGATCGTCATGCTCCACCCGAGCGAGTTCACAATCCAGCGCGGGGACGAAGTGCAGGGGACGCAGGAGGAGGCGGTGGATAAGCAGCTGGAGGTGGACTTCGTACTGCGGGTTGTCACGGACGACTCCGGGGAGGACGTGGACTTCGACCGGATCGAGGAGTTCATCATCTGGCTCCGGCGCAGCGGGTTCTGGATCCGGCGGGTGACCTACGACTCGTGGAATTCGGCTGGCAGCATCCAGGCCCTCAAGACCTTCGGGATCGACGCGGGGATCCGCTCGACGGAGCGGTCTGTCGTACCCTACCGTGTCCTCAGCCGGGTCATGCACGACAGGAAGATCGCGTGCCCCCAGCACGCCTTTTTGCTGAAGGAGCTCGGGGAGCTGATCTACAACACGGCAAAGGACAAGGTGGACCACCCGGACACCTTCTCGGACGGGTCGCGGGGCTACAACGACCTGAGCGACGCGCTCGCGGCCTCGTGCTACGAGTGCGTTCTTGATAGACTGATGCCGACGGACATGCCGCAGGCCACGGTTCCGGCCATGACCACACGGTACGACGCGTACCTGGAGGACGCGGTGGCCGTCCAGCAGGACGCGCGGCGGCGTTCCCGGATGATGAGAGGAAAGTAGCATGGCGCGGAAGCTGATCGAGTACTTCAAGTCGCCGATCCCATCCCTGCTCGGCCTGTTCAACCTTCGCCGCGTCACGCCGGGGCCGATGCTCCCGGTGCAGCGGGACCAGACCTCCCCGGGGCAGCTCCTCGCCCCTGGGGAGCAGAAGGACCCCTTCCTGCGGCCGACGCAGACCATCGTGGATCAGATCAAGCACCGGGGGGACAGCCTCAACCGCGTCCAGCGGTACGCGATCTACGAGGAAATGGTCCGCGACCCGCTGAACAACGAGATCCTGAACGCCTACGCGGAGGCGGTGACGACGTTCAACGCCGACAAGGGGGCCGTCTTCTGGGTCACCGCGCAGAACGAGGATGTCGTGAACATCCTGACGGAGATGTACGGGCGCGTCGGGGCGCAGGAGAAGGCGTTCGCCCAGGTTAAGGCGATGTTTATGCGCGGCGACAACTTCCTCGGCCTGAAGTACACGGACAAGTCGCACGGCGTTCTGGCCCTGCGGTACTACGAGCCGTGGAGGGTCGCCCGCGTCGAGGACGAGCTGGACCGCCTGATTGGGTTCTCCACCTCCGACGAGACCGGGGAGCCGAAGGAGATCGACACGGCGGGGATCCCTCCCTACGACATCCTCCACCAGCGCCTCCTCTCCCACGACCAGGAGCACGACTACGGCGCGAGCCTCTTCGAGAACTCGTGGGAGAAGTGGGAGGACCTCCAGAGCATGGAGGACCAGATGGTCCTCCAGCGCCTCCTGCGGCGGCCCGACCGGATCATGATCCTCATGGACACGACGGGCATGGGCTACGCGGAGGCGTGGGAGCAGATCCGCATCTGGGAGAAGTACCTCTACAAGGAGATCAACGTCAACACGGCGAGCCGGCTGCTGGAGTCCCGGGGGATCCCCATGACAGAGAACCGCGACCTCATCATCCCGAAGGGGCCGGGAAGCAACACGGAGATCACGACGGTCCCTGCGACGAACACGAACGACCTCTACCGGGATGTGGAGATGCTGATGAGCCGGTACATCGGAAGCGTCGGCATGCCCAAGGGCTACTTCGGCTTCGAGGGAGGGGAGTACCGGGCGGACATCTCACTCGCCAAGCAGGATCCGCGTTTCAGCAAGCGGGCCCAGCGTGGCCAGTTCGCGTACCTGCACGCCATGACACGCCTGGGGATGATCAACCTCGGGCTCTGCGGCCTCGACCCCCTCCGGGCGGAGAACCGCTTCGAGGTCCACGGGATGCCGATCAGCAACTTTATGGAGATCGAGTACAACGAGCTCCTCCAGATGCGTTTCGACCTCGTGGACCGCATGGCCCGCGCCGGCCAGGACCTCAACCTCCCCACGGAGACGTGGTACAGGTACGTCCTGACCAACGTCGCCAAGCTCCCGAGGGACCTCGTGGATGCTCTGCTCGCCAAGCCGGAGGAGGGCGGGACGCCCGGTGAGGCCGTCACACCGAAGCAGGCGGCGTACCTCCAGGACGCGGCGGCGGATCAGCAGCCCCTCTTTGAGGCGGTGGACGAGATGGACCGGGCGTACAGCGCGTGCACCCAGGTCTCCGGGGCGCAGTCCGACCTCAAGGGCTCCCTGATGGAGAGCCTGGAGAAGGACAAGGGGCGCGTCTGGGACGAGGGGATCATCCACGGGAGCCCGGCGGGAGCGTCCCTCCGGGAGTTCCAGATGACGCGGGCGAAGAACCGCCTGGACCGCCTCCATGCGATGGCCTGCTCGATTGGGTAGGATGTATGACCTACCGGGAGCTAGTGATCGAGCTCACCCACGAGCTGGGGCTCCCCCGGAGGGAGGTCCGCAGGTTACTAAGGGGGTTTGTAGCCGTCACCAGGAGGTTCCTGGTCGCCGGGCACCCGGTCACAGTGAGGGGGCTCGGGAGGCTCCAGCGGGTGGTGGTCGCCCCAAGGGGAAAGCTCAACGGGAGGGCGGTGAAGCCCGCGAACGTCATCGCGTTCAAGGCGGCGAGGCCGTTCCTGGACGACATGAGGAGGCATTAAAATGGCCGAGGATTCCGAGAGGGAGATCGAGTCCGCGTTCACGAAGCGCAACTCCCACTGCCCGAAGTCGAACGACGGGAAGCACGACTGGCGCGTCTTCGGGGACGCCTGGACTTGCAAGCACTGCGGGAAGATCACGAAGGAACAGATGCTGGTGGAGGGCTAGGCGGTGCCTGTCGAGCTCGACAAGATTTACTG